TTAAAAAATGAAGGGACAAAAGAAATTGCCAAGATCTCAGCCCAAGGTGATATCTACAAACAGCTTGTCGGCGCATTCTCTTTCTAATAAGAGAATGTGCTTGGTATAATTACGTTAGTGTTCAAAACATAAATGACTTACACCGCTCCCGCCGGCCAAGCCGCTGGCGACGACTATTTTGACATCAATAAGTTTGAGCAATTACTTGAGCGTTTGGAAGCTTCCAAGGGTCGTCAGCAGCGCCAAAAGTCCACCGAAGGTCGCCGCGACATCTTTGCTCAAGGTCTTGCCTCAATGATGAGTAACTTCTGATTTAGGTAATCTTAATGACTTACACTGCCCCTAAAGGTCAAGCCGCTGGCGACGACTATTTTGACATCAATAAGTTTGAGCAATTACTTGAGCGTTTGGAAGCTTCCAAGGGTCGTCAGCAGCGCCAAAAGTCCACCGAAGGTCGCCGCGACATCTTTGCTCAAGGTCTTGCCTCAATGATGAGTAACTTCTGATTTAGGTAATCTTAATGACTTACACTGCCCCTAAAGGTCAAGCCGCTGGCGACGACTATTTTGACATCAATAAGTTTGAGCAATTACTTGAGCGCCTGGAAGCTTCTAAGGGTCGTCAGCAGCGCCAAAAGTCCACCGAAGGCCGTCGTGATATCTTTGCTCAAGGGCTTGCGACGATGATGAGTAACTTCTGATTTTTTCTTGTAAGATTTGTTAGCCATGACCAGGAGTGTTCCCGCCGGACAAATTGATACCGACGATTATTTTGATTTAGATAAATATCGCCAGGCCGCTGGCGTGGCTTACGAGTTTTCCAAGAAGAAAATGGAGACCGCTGGTGAACAAGAACGCGAAACCATCGGTAGGGGCGCACAAGAGCAGCGTACCTCCGCAGAGCAAGCGCAACGATTTAAAGAGCGGGACGAAGAAAGAGATTACGGCCAGGCCCAACGAGCTTATCGATATTGAGTTATTTGATTCTTGGGTCGATAATTTAGACGCTTCAACCCAAGAGTCTTTCTGCGCTTTTTCTGCAGATAATTACTCTTTAATTGAAATTTATCTCTACTCACGTTTCCTTGGTTACAAGGGGACAATTACTGCGTGTGAGCTTTGGATTAAAGATAATTACAAGAAACCTGATCACCGCAAAAAACTCCTATATGAAATAGACGAAATGCAGGAGGACGTGCGTAAATTACGCGAAGATGTAGAGAATGGTGTGGTCAAACGTGATGCGGGTGTCGCTCGTATTGCTTCAATGCAAAAAGAAATTAGAGGCCATATTGATCAAATTGAAAAATTTACAAGTACCAAGGATCGCAAAGGCTTGTTAATGGCCGGAGCTGATCGTGCCATTCGCGAGTTGATGTTTATTTTCAAAGATGATCCCATTGAAATTCCCTTGGAAGAAGCAACAATGAGCGTGTGGGCTCGAATGCAAATAGAAGAATAGTTCCATTAAGATAGTTGTAAATAAAGAATCTAGATTAATGGGTGCCCAACAAGGAAAAATGATGGACCCTCGCCAGCGTCAAATGGCTCGCGAAGGAATGCGCATGCGCCAAGAAAATATTCGCCAACGGGAAGCAGCACCACAAACCGGGGAAGCCCCGATGTCACCTGGCATGGAACCTGGAGCAGCACAAGTTGGCATGATGCCTTCTCGTGGTGGAATTGAATTTGGCCCCGGTAGAGCCAGCCGTTTCCCCGAGCCTGATTCACCTGAATATCAAATGGCGATTGCCCGTATGCGCAAGGGGCGTCAGTGATGTCTAAAAATAAAATGCCACCCGAGCTTTTAGATTATTTTAAGAAAAAAGAAGCAAAGAATGAAGACGGTTCTGAAATGTCCGATAAAGAAAAACGTCGGGCAGCTTTAGACAAAGCCAGTAAATATCAAGAACAAAAGAAACGGAAATAAGGTAGCATTCAATCATCATTTGAATTGTTATCGTGCCAAGCTATACACACCTTGCCTATCGTCGTAATGCAAAGGCAGCGGCACGCAGACAACAAATACGAACACCGCGTAACGCAGAAACTCTAGCGTTAGCCCGCGAAGATTTTGCATATTTTTGTGAGTACGTAGCAGATAAACCGCCCGCCCAGCATCACAAAGAATGGCACCGGCACTTTATTACCAATGAGGACAGCAGTTGCCTAATTAAAATTGCTGGTCCCAATATTGACCTGCTTGCTCCACGGGGTTCGGCTAAATCTACGGTCCTTGGATTGTTAACGGCCTGGGCAATCGGCATCCATACACAAGCCAAATTACCACTACAAGTTCTTTACTTGTCGTACACAGTCGACATTGCGCGTTCTAAGTCAGCAACCATCAAAAGAATCATTGAAAGCAAACGGTATCAAGAGGTTTTCCCCACCGTGCGCCTTATGAAAAACGTGACCAGCAATGAATACTGGTCCATTGATCATAGGTTTGCTGGCATTGATACCACAGGGGATGAACAATTTACACTTTGCGCAGCGGGTCTCAAGGGTTCAGTGACATCCAAGCGTTCACACCTGGTCATGATTGACGACGCAATTAAGTCAGCCGCTGATATTTCCAATCCTGACATTAGAAAACAAATGCAGGAAAACTGGAACGCCGTGATTGCACCCACCATGTTTGAGGGTGCACGAGCTATTTGCCTTGGTACTCGCTTTAGGCATGACGATATTCATGCCACAACTTTCAACGAACAAAATAACTGGATGCAGATTGTTCTTTCTGCTTTAAACAATGATCCCAAAACAGGGGAAGAACAATCGTATTGGCCTGAAATGTGGTCACTGGATTACCTTAGAGAAAAAAAACGTCAGGCACCAATTGCCTTTTCGTTCCAATACATGAATCAAATTGTTCGCCAAAACGAGCTGTCTTTAGCGCCAGAATTAATTGTCAAGGCAGAGATTTCAACTGAATTCGATACCCTTGGTATTGGCGTAGACCTTTCCGCTGGCACCAAAGAAAAGAATGATTACACCGTGATGATCCTTGGCGGACGCATTGGAGATCGTATTCATATTATTGATTACAGGCGAATTCGTGTCATGGGAAACCTCGAAAAACTAGACGCCATGAAAGAACTTCTCAATGATTGGTCCGTAATTGGCCGTGATGAGAATGGAAATTATTTTCCAACTTATTCAACATGTGACATTTGGTCAGAGGCTGTTCAGTACCAAGCCTCTCTCGAAGCCGATTTCAAGCGTGTCTGTCTCAATAACGAAGGTCTCTACAACTTGATTTGGCATCCCGTCAAAGGTTTCCGTGCAGATAAGTTGGCACGCTTCCGGGGAATCATGGGCATGTTTGAAGATCGCAAAATCATCTTCAATCGTTTTCGTAACTTCACAAATCTCTTCGAGGAACTCACGAATTTCGGTGTCAGTGGTCATGATGACTGTGTTGACGCCTTGGTTTGGCTTGTCACAGGACTTGCCAGGAAAGGTCAGCTGCATATCGATTACTGAATCTAGAATTAAGAAAAAGAACTTTTGTCGTGGGCCCGGAGTACGTTGCTATAGCTGTAACCGCAATTGTATCCGCTGTTACCGGCGGATCCTGGGCGGCCAATAAACTGTTAGAACGGCAAAGAGAAAGGGTTCAACAAGCCCTTGATTACACCGGTTCTCAAAAACGCAGGATTGACATTTTGGAAGACCAAATTAACCGCATGCCTTTGGACTATGTTTTGAAGGTCGACTTCTTGAGAGAAATTCAAGAGATGCACAATAATTTTAGACAGATCCACGATAAGCTTGATAAGCTTATGGAAAAGCTTTTGGCAAAATGAGTTACATTGTAGAAGTTGAAGAAGATGAAAATGGTGAGCAGTTCATCACGATCCCAGATGAAATAGTGGAAGAGCTGGGTTGGCAAGAGGGAGATGTTCTTGAGTGGGATGTAAAGGGTAATGGAATCATTCTTAGCAAGGTTAATGATTCCGCTGGTTATGTGGTTATAGAAGAGTAGAATAAAAAGATACGAAACGCAGACATGTATTACGGCGGCGAATCGGATGTTCCCGGCGCACCTGGTAATCCGAAAATGTTCTCAAGCAATCAGAATTTTCTTGCGGGGGGAATTCCTTTGCGTCAGCTATTTCCGAATGCTCCCTCTGATGTTCCTTTTGTTCCCGGCATGCCCGGTGTAGTTCGACCAGATTCAAAGCAAAAATTAAAAGATATATTTCCTAGTGTTCCAGGGGGGTACGGCGGCGAAGACGGAGGCCCTCGTTATGGCACTACTCCGGGCGGCATTGTTGGAAATCCTTTCGGTTCCAGTAATCTCTCTGTCGCTGTTGGCAATATGGCTGGTTTGGCTAACGCTCAATTTTTTGGCGGGCCTCAATTTAATCAGCCCGGCAACCAAGAAATTGCAATGGCATTTCCGCCCGTGCGCGGAAAAATGGACGCAGCTGAAAGTCTCAAATTAATGGAACGCCCCGGTGGTGGTCAATATTATGTTGGTCCAGGCGGCAGAGAATTAACACCCGCAGAAGTAGATCGCATCATGAAAGCAAGCGTCAGGGGTGCGTAATGAACACAAGAAAGCTAATCAAACAGGCACTTAAGCACAAGGTTAATGATTCCGCTGGTTATGTAGTTATAGAGGAGTAGAATACTTAAAAAGGAATGCAGACATGTTTTACGGCGGAGAGAGTAATGTCCCCGGAGCAGGAGGCAATTTACTCACAACCCAACCACATGGCGCAATGTACCAACAGCAGCCAAGGGATTATTTAGATCGCATGATGCCAAAGTATCCACCGGGCTTTGGTCCTCAACAACAGGAAACTCAACCACAGGCACCCCAGCCGGGAACACCAATTCAACTTGAGTTACCACTTGCAATGCGCGGAATGTCGGGTTTAACGCCCATGGGCAACGCCGGTTTTTTTTCTAATCTTCAATACGGACAACAAGTCCCTCCCGGCTTCCAAAATAAATTTGTTTCCTAATGGCACAAGACGACAGCAAATATACAAAGCCAGGATTACGCGAAAGTATTAAAGATCGTGTAATGGCTGGTTCCAAGGGCGGCAAGCCCGGGCAATGGTCTGCACGCAAGGCTCAACTTGTAGCTCAGCAATATGAAAAAGCAGGTGGCGGGTACAAGGGCGGTAAAGGTAAGAAGCAAAAAGATTTAGAGAAGTGGGGCAAAGAAAAGTGGATGACCAAAGACGAGTATGAAAAACGTGGCAAAGCAAAGGCGGCTGCCCAAAAATATAAAGAGAGTAAATGATGGAATTAGCAGGCAAATATGCAAAAGACAATAGACCGCTTTACGCACCTGATGTGTTTCCCGATCAGCGTTTAATGCAGATGTACGCAAGTCAAACAACAAATCCTGTGCTACGGAACGCAGCTTTAGAGTTTCAATATCCCTTTAAAATGTCTGATCTTAAAAAAAGTAAATACCCAGATGAGATTAAATTTATAATTATGCAAGCAACCACAGGAACACTGGGTTAATCATGGCAGTCGATAAGGCGATACAAAAGGGATACACCAAGCGTTACCTACCAGAAAGCGCTTGGGCATCTCTGTCAAAAAAAGAACGAGAAGAAACAGATCAAAAGAAAAGGACTGGTAGCAAGCAAGGAAAACAGTTTATTTCTAATACAGAATCTGCTAAAAAAGCAGGCAGGGCTGCACGTGCGGCCAAACGCTATAAAAACAAAAAATGAAAACCAAAAAACTTGTCAAAAAAGCTTTAAAACACCCTGAACTTTATACGCCTGCTGAGCTTATATTTTTTAATCGGTGGCTACACCTGAAGAAGCAAGCGAAGACTGCTAAGATCAGTAAAGATAAAAAGGCAGATGGTTGATGGCTGGGGA